GACATTGTGGAACATGACAGTATCGACAGCGGCGAGTTTGACACGACTCCCGCCCCCGCTCCCGCTGTCACGAAGAAGCCCCCTGTGACCACTGAACAGCGTCAGGAGATCAAGAAGGAACTGACCGGCGCTCCTGCTGGTGCTGCCACCGAGGAACAGGTCGGTACGCTGAAAAGTCTGCTGAAAAAGCTCATGGATATTGACGCAGAGCAGGAACAGTTCGTGCAGACCATCGCCATGAAGACCGAGGGCTTTTCCAAGATCGAAGCCGACAAGTGTGACGCTCTGATCGAGGGCGTGAACAATATGCTGGCTGGCTACGAAATGAAAACGGCAAAGGAGGGGTAATCATGGCAATCATGCTTGGAAACCTCAATATGCCAAGCATTGAAGCGAGATTGGGTATTACCCTGAAAGAGAAAGAACGGGATACTCTCAGCTCCATGCGACAAGAGGATGCACAGAACATTCAGCCGGGAAAGTGGCATTGTTTTGATCTCCCGTTCATGATTATGTGCGGAGATTTGAGAACCGCTCAACAGGTTTGTGAAATCCTCCGCCCTTATTCAAATTCGATGAAAACCCAACTGCAAATCAGTTGGCAGAAAGGAGAAAGTGAAAATGGAATGGCTTGACGGCAACAAAATTCAGATTATCCCTCCCAAGCGTCCGAAAAAGCTGACTGGTACTCGCTTTGCCACTATCCTCGGTCTAAACCCGTGGTCTACACCGTTCGAGATTTGGTGCGAAGTAACCCGCACCTATCAGAAGCCGTTCGAGGACACGATCTACACCATCGCTGGTAAGACCATCGAGCCTAAGCAGGCCGAGTACATGAAGCAGACCTACTTCATGAGCAATCTGGTCACACCGACCGACATTTGGGGCAAAGACTACTTCCGTCAGACCTACGGTGACTTCTTCAAGGAAAGCCCCGTTCTCGGCGGTATGTGGGACTACTTGCTTTATGGCAAAGATGGTAAGCCCACCACCGTCCTCGAAATGAAGACTTCCAAGCGTGTCGAGGACTGGAAGGACGATATTCCTGAGTATTACGCTTTGCAGGCGGCGTTGTACGCTTACCTTCTCGGCGTGGACGAGGTTATCATGGTCGCTTCCTTCCTCGAACCCAAGGACTACGATAACCCTGAGAAGTTCGTGTGCAGCGGTGAGAATACCATCACCCGTCCCTTCAAGGTGTCTGAGCGGTATCCTGACTTCGAGAAGAAGTATGTAAAGCCTGCCCTGAAATGGTGGAAGGACTTCGTTGAGAGCGGTATTTCTCCTGCCTTTGACGAGCGTAAGGACGCTGAAATCCTGAAAGCCCTTCGCACCAACAACCTGTCTCCTGAAACGGATATGGCGGCGCTGGTCAAAGAAGCCGAAGACCTGAAAGCCAAGCTGGACGCTCACTCCGCTGAGGTGGCTGAGGACGAAAAGCGGTACAAGGTCTTGACCGACATGATTAAGAAAGCCGCAATCGCTCAGTTCCGTGACGGTGACAAGAAGGTGTCTATCGCTGGTTCTGCCTATAATTGGGAGGTCAGCCGTACTTCCACCTCGAAGATCGACAAGGACGCTATGAAAGCGGACGGCATTCTGGCGAAGTACACGACCACTGAGGACAGCTACCGCATTTCCCCGAAAATCATTAAGGAGGATTGACAATGATTGAATTGAAGAATTGTCCGTTTTGCGGTAGTAAGGCCGTTCTTCGTGAATATGCAAACGGACACAAAGGGACTGGCGAATTTACAGCAAACTATCGGGTCGGTTGTGAAAAATGCCAGATTTACTTCATTCGGGAGAGCCGTTTTGTTTTAGAGAACGGTTATCCAAAATTCATTGTAAACGGTTACGAAGAAGCCGTTGCAAAATGGAACGGGAGGGTCAATTTATGAAATTTTCCAAGTTCGTGAAGTCCCTCGCCCCTGATGGTGGCGCTATCTATGAGTACATGGACAAACGCTGGCTTGCTTCCCCGTCCGTACTTATGCTCATTCCCGATGGTATCCGCAGCGTGACCGGGTACAGCAACGAGAAAATGCCTGACGGCATTGGTCGCCTGATTTCTCAGGTCGGTTGCACCGAGTACGCCACGCTGGTCAAGGCAATCATGCCTGAGCCGGACGGCGCAATCAAGGATTGTGTCCGTATCTTCGCCACGCAGGACAGCACCATGACCCTTCCCATCACCAATGATGACTGGTCGCTGATCGAGAAGTCTGATTTCTGCGAAATCTTGTACGCTTACGATCTGGACAGCGACAAGAGCGTACCGAAAGCCCTGTTGGTCAAGCGGTACGCCAAGTACCCCGATGACGAAGACCAGTTGGTTGGTATCATCTTCCCCTGCGAGTACACAGAACAGCTCAATTTCTACACCACAAAAGAAGCATGAGCGTTTGTGGTGGTTGCCCCATCTATTACAATGAATATTTCGGTGTTTATTGTGGAGGTGGGTGCTTAGGTCAAAGCGCTTGTGCCGAAAACCTAATAACTCTCGTTGCTAATATAGCAGACACTATTATAAGATCAAGAAAGGACGATAAAACAATGGCTAAAATCGGACTCACCGAGGGCTTCACCCTCATTCCCGAAGGTACTCATGTCTTTCAGATTACCGATGTGAAGTACAAGGAAGACTTCGGCAAGCTGGAAGTCTATATGCAGACGCAGACCGGCAGTAAGCACATCGAGCGCTTCTCTCTGCTGAAATCCGATGGCTCTCCCAACGAGGGTGCATACAACGCTTTCAGCTACTTCGCCAAGGCTGCCCTCGGCAATTTCGACCTGACCGAGATCGACCACACTGACCTGATTGGTCACTTCATCGAGTGCGATGTAGAACATGATGTTCAGGAGAACAAGAAGAAGCCCGGACAGAGCATTACCTTCGTCCGTTTGGTCGATAAGCGCCCCTCTGAGGGCTGGGGCGGCGCTGGCAATACGGTTACTACCCCCGCCGCTAAAACCGCTCCTGCGGCTTCTCAGACCGCTCCTAAGACCCCGATGGATTTGGCAGCTCTCCTTGGCTGATGCCGAGTGCGAGGGAGGGCTAATTTGAAAGGCTCTCCCTCGCCAATGGTATGTTGAAAACTATGTTGAAAGTGAGGATAAGCTACAATGGCAGAAGCCTATATTTGTTCACTCTCCAAGGTTCAGCGTCATGCTGAAATCTGCAAAGAGATCAACAATCTCTATGAGCGTAAGAACCATGACTACGGTGACAGCTTCCACCAGACCTTCGTGGAAGAAGGAATGGCGATGGCTCGTATCCGGTTGGGAGATAAGTTCAGCCGCTTTAAGACCCTCTCCCGTAGCGGTGAGCAGAAGGTCAATGACGAGTCTATCCGTGACACCCTGATTGACCTCGCCAACTACGCCATTATGACGGTGCTGGAAATTGAGGCGGCGGAAGATGTTGCAGATTAAAACCATTCGGAACCGTCTGGACAATAACACCTGCTTCGATGATGAAGTAAATGCAGCTCTGCGTGACGGGTGGACTCTGAAAAAGAGAACCGTTCTGCGGCCTATCGGCCAGTCCGAGTCCGTCTATATGCACACGATGTTGTATGCCGAGTTGGAGAAGGAGGTCGCTGACGATGACGCTGAATGATTATCAGAAAGCTGCCGAGCGTACCTCCGGCAACCTGACTTCGTGGGATAAGGTTCGCAACGGCTGTTACGGTCTGAACGGCGAAGCCGGAGAGTGCATTGACATTCTGAAAAAGACCGAGTTTCAGGGTCATGCTTTCGACCCGATGAAGATGGTTGACGAACTGGGCGATGTTCTCTGGTATGTCGCACAGTTGGCGACCGGCTTGGGTGTGACCCTCGAATATGTGGCACAGCACAATGTCGATAAGCTGCTGGCTCGTTACCCTGACGGGTTCGACAGCGAAAAGAGTATCCATAGAAAGGAGTACGAAAATGGCTAAGATTTTCAAATTCACAGGCTATTTCGTTGACCCCGCTGGCGAATGTAACAAGAGAGATGTAAAGACCGCTCTCGAAGAAGTCACAACTAACGCTCTAGACATTTTTTCACATCATGTCGAGGTGAAAGAAGTAGAACTTGGGGAGTGGGACGATAGTCACCCTCTCAATATGTGCGATTGCTCTGTGAGCGAGTGCGAGAAATATTTCGGGGAGGGTTATCATGGCTGACTGCTTCTCCAAGTCCGAAGTGACTGATTTCATGAACTTCATGAAGCTGTCTGACGGAACCTCTGTTGTTTCCGATGACATGATGGAGTACCTGATGGCTTACGGCTTCTTCACCGCCCCTGCTTCCACCAAGTACCACGGTAATTACGAGGGCGGTCTTCTGGAACACTCCTACATGGTCACGAAGTTCCTCCTGACGCTGACTCAGGATAATCACCTGATCTGGCGCAAGGCTCGTTCTCCCTTCATCGTGGGTATGTTCCATGACCTATGTAAGATCGACCAGTATCGTCACCCGGCAAGTGATTTGGTCGTAGACGGAATGTTGCTCCCTGACCCGTCCAAATGGGAGTACAACCCCGACACCCTTCTGAAAGGCCACGGCGATAAGTCCGTTATGCTTCTCTCTCAGTTCTACACGCTGACTGATGAAGAAATCATGTGTATCCGCTATCACATGGGTGCTTTCACCGACAAGTCCGAGTGGAATGACTACACCCGTGCGGTTCGCAATTACCCGAATGTGCTGTGGACACACCAAGCCGATATGCTGGCAAGCCATGTTGCGGGGGTGTGAAGTATGTATATTCCAACGGTTTCTTTCGATTTCGATGGCGTAATTCATTCCTACCGAAGCGGGTGGAAGGGTGCCGCTGTTATCCCCGATCCTCCCGTAGAAGGGATTAAAGAGGTCATTGAACAACTCATAAGCGATGGTTTATGTGTGGTCATCTGTTCTTCTCGTGCGGAGTCCTTTGAGGGACAGGCGGCGATTGCTGAATGGCTGAAACACTACGGGTTCCCGATGGTGCAAATTCAAGCAAGAAAAGTTCCCTCCATCGTTCATGTTGATGACCGTACAATCTGTTTCGATGGCAGAGCAAATAACCTCTATGAACAGATTATCAACTTCAAACCTTGGTATGAAAGGGAGTCTGAAAGTGAAAATCATTGAACCTTCTGTGGAGCTTATCAACGCTCCCGATTATAAGACCCTTCTGACCACCATCGAAGCCGCAGGGCGCACTTGCTATAAGTCCGAGGACAAAATCACGGACGGAAGTGCAGAGAAGTTCGTCCGGGGCATTATCAAGCGGGGTCACGAAGCTGTCATTGAGCATGGCTCTCTCACTGTCCGCTTCATCTGTGACCGGGGCGTGAGCCACGAGATCGTTCGCCACCGTCTGGCGGCGTTCTGTCAGGAGTCCACTCGGTATTGCAATTACGGCAAGGAGGGCTTCGGCGGCGAGATCACCGTTATTTGTCCCTCGACCTTCACCAAGACCGACTCGACCTACCACATCTGGAAGCGGTCGTGTGAACACGCTGAGGTCGCCTACTTCGATCTGCTGAATGAGGGTTGCACCCCGCAGGAAGCTCGATCTGTCCTTCCGAACAGCCTGAAAACCGAGGTGGTTATGACCGCCGACCTCAGAGAATGGCGGCATTTCTGTAAACTCCGTTGCGCTCCTGCGGCTCACCCTGATATGCGAGTGGTTGCCAGTGAATTACTCAACAAATTCAAAATGGCTTACCCTGTGTTCTTCGAGGATATTGAGTCATGAGGGTGAAGAAAGCGATGGATATGGAAATCAATCGTCAGATCGTGGAAGCGTGGAACAAAGAAAGGAAAGAACCCGATGAAACTGAGAAGCATTGACGGCAAAGTGCCGTATATCATGGCTGCTGGAAAGGACTTCGTGAAAGATGAAATGTCGCTGGCGGCGGCAGAGCAGATTTGCTCTCGTGGAACGCAGACCGCCAGCAAGCTCTTTCCCGATTTTCCCATCTGTGTAGATGACAAGTTCTATTTTGCTGGAACCTCGACAAAGCCCAAGTCCAGCGAGGCTAAGAACCCTTGCGAGAGCTAACAATTACAATCTCCCTATGGTTCGTCATCATTATCACCGTTCTCTGCTGGAAAATGCCCACGGTTGAGATGGAAGAACCCTCGCCCGTTGTCGAGGAGGTAGAGGTAGTCACCCCGGCGCCAGAGCCGGAGGTGACACCTCAGCCGTGGACAGACGAAGAAGTGATTGTACTGGCGAAAATGCTATGGGGTGAGGCTGGTAGTGTTGCGTCCGATACAGAAAAAGCAGCGGTTATATGGTGCGCACTAAATCATGTCGAAGCGGGGTACGGGAACGGCTCTATTGTAGCTGCGGTAACGATACCAGGACATTTCGTTGGTTACAGCAAGGACAACCCTGTGGATGAGAGTTTGAAAGCTCTATGCGAAGATGTTCTATCCAGATACTTCGCTGAAAAACAAGGGCAAATAAACGTTGGACGGGTATTGCCACAAGATTATTTGTACTTTTCAGGTGACGGATATCAAAATCACTTTCGCAATGAGTATCGTGGCGGGAGCGAATGGGATTGGAGTTTACCCAGTCCATATGAAAGCTGAGGTGGCAACAATGTATGAGAATATACCCGCCGAACTCCGAGCGGAAAAGGCATGGGTCAATGTGTGGGACAGGTCAAAGGTTCCCATGCAGGCCACCGTGAGAAAGGCAGCTTCTTCCTCTAATCCTGATACATGGTCGAATTACATTGACGCTGAACACAATGTCCAGCACGGCTACTATGACGGTCTTGGCTATGTATTTCACGATACAGGGGTCGTAGGTATCGACATTGACGATGGCTTTACTGATGGGCTTCTAAACCCGCTGGCGGCTGATATTATCAGTCGTTGCCACTCCTACACGGAAAAGTCCAGAAGTGGGAGAGGGGTTCACATTCTCGTTCGTGGAGAGCTGCCCTTCAAGGGTAAGAACAACCGTGCCGCCGTGGAGATTTACAAGAGCAATCGGTACTTCATCATGACCGGCGAGGTTTTGATCTTCTCCGAGATCGTTGAAAACCAGTCAGCGATTGACTATGTAATCGAGAAGTATTTTCCAGACACACCGAAGGAAAGTAGCTCAGGTACGGTCGCCCCTCAGCGTATCTATTCCCCTATCTATCGCCGCCCTGAAAACGGCAAACTGCATTTGAAGCCTGAATACCCGCCTATCACACCGGGAAGCCGGAACCTCAGCCTGACTTCTCTGGCGGGTCAGCTCCATAACCAAGGATACACCAAAGCAGAGATTTACAAAGAGCTGTTGTACGCCAACTCCCAAGCCTGCAAGCCCCCTCTCCCGCAGTCAGAAGTTGAGTTGATTGTCAACAGCGTGACCAGATACAGGAGGTAATTATGAAACCTTATCAGCGTGGCGATGTCGTCATCATTGATGTTCCCATGCTTGCCAACAGTCATATTCAGGCTGGTAAGCGTCCGTGGGTGGTTGTGCAAAACAATGTCGGCAATCAGTTTTCTTCCACCAGCATTGTCGTTCCCCTGACCACTAAAATCAAGCGGCTCGAACTGCCGACCCATGTGGCTGTCACTTGGGGGTCTTTACAGCCGAGCATGGTTGAGTGTGAACAGGTGCGTGTTGTAGATGTGTCCGATGATTGGGAATACATCTGCACTCTGCCGCCTGAGATCATGCGTCATGTGGACACCGCTTTGAAGAACGCTTTCTTTTATGGGGGGGGTGTAGACGATGGAGATTAAGAACAAGGTATGCCCGTTAAATCCTAAAATAGATGAAGGGTATTATTGCCACGAGTTATGTGCATGGTGGGACGAAGACTCTCAGAAGTGTGCCATTTTGATATTGGCGAGAGCGATGAAGGAAAGGAAGTGACCTCATGCTTTACAATTTCAATGGAACCCTTCTCAATGTCGCAGACATTGTGACTATCTCAACCAGTAAAGGTCAACGAGCGGAATACCCCTTTGTTCTCACGGTTGCCATGAGAAACGGTCAGCAGTTTGCAGTCAGCTACCACAACGAAATCGACCGCACACGGGAAGTCAATGAGATCGCACGAGCCTTTGACCGCTCTGTGGTCAACCCCGTCACCTACTACGAGGTTGAGTCCATCGTAGAGAAATACATTAGGAGGGTCAGAGCCGACCTTCGACCATTGAAAAAGTTCGCAAAGGAGAGTGCTGAAAATGGCTGATGAGATTACAACCGTCCCCGAAGAACAGGCTCTTTTCCAGCTCTCCAACGGTCGTTACATCATGGACGAAGCTCAGTCCCGTGTGATGTTCCAAATCAAGGAAGCACAGCCTGAGCATAGCCACCCGATCAGCGGCACGGGGTATTCGTGGGACGAGTCCGGCATGGCGGAGCTGTTCTCCGAGTGCTACAAGAATGATACCCGCTACTGCCCCGAAGCGAAAAGCTGGTTCACCTATTCCGAGGGTGCATGGCGCAAGGACACGGGTTCTCTACTGGTAGCAGAGAAGATCAAAGAGTTCTGCCGCCTGATGGCGCTCTACTGCGGTGAGATTACCAATGAAGAACGCCGCACCGAGTACATGAAGTTCATCGTAAAGATGGGCGACCGGCGCTTCCGTGACCGGCTGATGAAGGACGCTGCCAGTGTGCTTCCTATCGCTTCGACGGAGTTTGACGCAAACCCCTACCTTATCAACTGCAAGAATGGCACCTTCGACCTCGAAAAGATGGAGTTCCGAGAGCATGACTGGCACGACTTCCTGACCATGCAGACCAACTTCAACTATACCTTGCAGGACGCACGGTGTCGCCGCTGGGAGAAGTTCGTTGCAGAGGTCACTTGTAATGACGAAGACAAGGCGGACTATCTGCAAAAGGCGCTGGGGTACTCTATGCTGGGTATGGCGAACGAGGAATGTATGTTTATTCTTCACGGCAAGACCACCCGCAACGGCAAGTCCACCATGCTCTCAGCAATTCATCACCTTCTCGGTGATTATGCTTCCGTGTCCCCCGTATCGATCATCTGCAAGGCAGAGCGGTCGAAGAACGCCGAAGCAGCGAACCCCATGCTGGCTTCCCTGAAAGGCAAACGGTTTGTCACGATGGCTGAGAGTAATCAGTACGGCAAGCTGGACGAGGAAACGATCAAGCAGCTCACGGGCGGTGAAGAAATCAAGGCCCGGAATCTCTATGAGACTGCTACAACCTTTCTGCCGCAGTTCACTCTTTGGCTTTCCTGCAACGATCTTCCCACCGTCAGCGACAAGTCCCTGTTCGCTTCCGACCGTGTGCGGGTCATTGAGTTCAACCGTCACTTCACCGAAGCGGAGCAGGACAAGAACCTGAAAAATGAGTTTCAGACGCAGGAAGCCATGCAGGGCATTTTCGCTTGGCTGGTCGCCGGATACTTCAAGTACAAACGGTTCGGTCTGAAAATGTCCCCCGCCATGCGGAAGGTGGTCAACCAATACGAGCGTGACAACGACCTGTGCTTGCAGTTCCTCGAAGAACGCTGTGAGCAGGCTGAGGGGGTCAACACCCGCTCGAAGTCTCTGTTTGACGCTTACAAGATTTGGTGCAAGTCCAACGGGTACTTCGCCTGTTCCGCCAAGCGGTTCAACGCCGACATGGAGACTCACCCTGAGCGGCACGGCGGCAAGGTTGTGTATCAGGGCTACCCTGTCTACAAGAACCTCAGACTGAAAGGAGCGTCCTAATGAACCGGTCATGTAACTCTATCCTATGCCGCTTCGGTATCCACACAGCAGACCCGTATGTTCATATTCAGGTCAAGTACCGTAATGGTTCTCACCGCTGGCAGAGCAATTATGAAGTCTGTAAGCGGTGCGGCAAACGCCTGAGAAAAATTCGTATTGTGAAGGAGCGTCAGCATGGTCGCCTGTAAAGAAGAACTCGCCCTGCTGGAAAAGTGGAAGCGAAAACTCTGCTTGCAGGAGTGGCGAATAAAGCTGTTGACTCACCTTCGCCCCGAAGAAATGACGATGAATGATGTCGCAGGCTGTACCGAGTGGTCAGAATCAATCAAGGTTGCTCGTGTCGAGATCATTGACCCCGCCTACTACGGCGACCGCATTGTACCGTTCGACTTTGAACAGACGCTGGTACATGAGCTGCTACACCTGAAATTCTCTTTCTGGTGTCAGAACGAAGATGATATTGGAGATAGAGTCATGCACCAGACGATTGACGATCTCGCAAGAGCTTTGACGGAAGGGGACAGCGATGATGAAGCCTGAATACTGCCCCGATTATGTGGGCGTTGCCTGCGTTGATGGCACTTGCCCTGTTGCTAACTGTGAAGAATACGCTGAGCGGTGTATGCCTGTCATTTCCTGTTGCCGGGACTGCTTTTATTATAAGGGCTGTGAAGACTGTGCAATCTCTGACGTTTGCGACCGAATGGAGGATAAACATGAGTAAAAAGTGTGTATGTGGCAATGAAATGACTCGTGAAGACTGGAAGCACGAGTGGGTCTGTCATCGTTGTGGACGAAAGCGACCTATCCCACTACCCCCGATGTTCACCGTCTTCATGTGCCGCAAGTGCGAACACCTTCTGTATGTCGAGGAAGACGAGAATTTTCCTCAGAAACTCGGAAAAATTGCCGCCAAATCCTGCCCCTGTTGCGGTGAACAGGACGAGGGACTGTGGAGACTTCTCGGTCGAGCGGAAGGGTTCGAGGGAACCGTGTTCACGGAGGAAAGCGATGAAGACTGAGAAAAAGAACCTCCGCCGTATTTCTATCGTAGTCACGGCACAGACCAAGGGAAACCTTGAACGGCTGGCAGCGGTTTGCGGCTACTCGGAGATCGGGCGGGTGGTTGACAAGCTCACCCGTGAGAAGATGATCTCCCTCCATGACTTTGAAAGAAAGGAGAAGCACTATGAATGATGTAATGGCAAAAATCCACGACCTCTCTGCCGCTCTGGACAAAGAGACTGCCAGCTTGCTCCCCACTTCTGGAAAGCTGCTTCTGCTGGGTTCTCAGGACAGCGTGTTCCTGAAAGCAGTCCACCGCAAAGCAGACGCTTTCGGTATCGAGTGCGACCACACCTTTCACTTCACCCCTCCCTATCAGGGAGTCATCGTGGACGGTGAGACTGTCCCTGCCAGCGTTCAGATTTCCGCCGATGTGGACATTGATAACTCCTACTCGCCGGGAATGTCGGCTGTCTCTCAGGCGACTTTAACCCTTTTGTTTGCGCTGGACTTGGTTCACGCCAAGGACATTACCATCGTAGGCCGGGGTCACGCCGTTCAGAACTTGGCAAAGTACCTCACTCTCAACAACGCAACGGTGACGGTGGCGCACTCCAAGACTAAGAGTCTTTTACAGGCCACGATAAACCGTGATGTGGTGATCTACGCCACGCCGACTATCACGAAGGACATTTCCTACAACACCCGTGATCTGGTCATCGACCTCGGCAACAGCGTCCCTCTCCCTGACTTCTTCAACTGTCCCTATGTGAACAGGATTGGTCAGCTCACCGTGAGCGTGTTGCTCAACCGCTTTGCAAGAAAGGAGCATAGGGCATGAATGAATTTCTAAAAGCCATTGGTATTTTGGCTGAAACCTCTTTGAATTTCTACCGCAATCTCATTGACGCAGGAGCATCCTCAAAGGAAGCAATGACTTTGACCCAAGCCTTTATCGCCGCCAATATTTTTGGACAGCAATCCAAAGGGGGAGCAGATGACTATGAATAAGGAAGACGCTCACATTGTCATAGCGATGGCAAATCACAACATGAATGTCACCGATGTTGCTCGTGCTATTTTTGCACACAGAAACACGGTTCTCTATCACTTGGACAAGGTGAAGCGGCAGACCGGTTTAGACCCTCGGCGGTTCTATGATTTGGTCGAACTGGTGAAGATGGCTCAGGAGGTGTTGGAAAATGGGTCTTGATATTACGGTCATGGAACGCAGAGATGTCCGCTGCCCTCATTGTGGTGAGGTCGTCAATACGGTAGAGGTTGACGGTACTAACAGCGGTGGTCGGCTTTGGTACGACTTTCTGGAAAAGCTCGGCTACTATGTTCCTTACGGAAAGCGAACTAAGGAGAATGACTGGTATGGTAAGGACATGGTTCTTGACAACGAGCAGGCAAAGCAGCTTGCAGACTACGCCGTGAAGAAAGAGGTCTACAACTGGGACGGTGTGGAAAGAGTTGTGGCGGAAGCACTCGCCCACGGAAACAAAGTGGTCATCAATGCCGACTGGTAGTTAGGTGACAAAGGTGATAAAGGTGAGTGTTTTTGCAAAGACTTTTTTCAAATTGGCGTGTTTTGAAAAATCGTTTTTCGTATTTTAGGTGAGTTAGGTGAGTAATCGGGCATAAATGCCTATAACTCTCTCTTATACGCGCGTATATAGAAATAGTTATAGGGAAATGCACCCGATTACTCACCTTTATCACCTTGGCGACTTTGAAAGGAGAAAACGACTATGGCAGATGAAATTGTGAAGAAACGCACTCGGCCTGATCGTAAGGAAGCCATGAGCGTCCATACAGAGCCGGGTGACAATAGAAAATATCTGGAACATTCGATGGTCATGTTGGATTGGCCTGATGTGAATGTGAGAGAACCTGAACAGGTCAAAGAGCGTATGGGAATGTACTTTGCTCTGTGCGCTCAGGACGATATGAAGCCCTCTGTTGCTGGTATGGCATTGGCTTTTGGAGTTGATAGAAAGACGATATGGGCATGGGCAAATGGAGTGGATAGTAAGACGCTACCCGCCGAAAGCCGTAACTTAATTAAAAAGGCGTATCAACTTTTGAACGCTCAGATGGAAAGTTATATGCAGAACGGGAAGATCAATCCGGTTGCCGGTATCTTCCTGATGAAGAACAACATGGGCTATGCGGATAAGCAGGAGGTCGTGTTGACACCCAACCAGCAGCTCGGAGATCAGGTTCCCTCCGAGGACTTGGAGAAGAAGTATCTCGAAGATGTGGTGGGTGCGTCCAGCGACTATGACTCGGAAGACTGAGCGACTTTCACGACTTTTGCGACTATGGCTTACGACTATGCCGAGCGACTTTGCAACTATCCCGCGACTTTCACGACTTTCGCCCGAACGACTTTGCGACTTTGCGACTTTCCGGCGAAGGTCTGCGACTTTGACAGAGCTGCCGATCTCTTCACGGGGTCGGCGGCTTTTCCTTTTCCCGGCCTGATCGGGGCGGCGGGTTCCACCGCGGCGGCGTGGGCGTTGCCGGGGTTCCGGCCTGATCGGGGCGGTGTTTTTGCCCTTTATAATGTATAGTGCAAAAAAGTGTAGTTTTTCAGACGGTTACAAGCGTCAATAAAAAGCTTGATAAAATATCAATAAAACACTTGACAATCAATAAAACGCTTGATATACTCTAACCATCAATAAAACACTTGATTGCACCTTGAAAATTAAATCCCCGTACATTTCCCCACGTAGGCCGGTGAAATAGGCTTTCAGCGTATCAAGGCCGAAAACGGGAAACGGAACGGAATATATTATGAAAGGCTGATTGCTATATGAAAAAGATTTTTGATTTACCCGTTTGCGGTTCTAATCGGGCAAAAAGTTTTTATGGAAAGGCGAAAATCATTGAAACGGAAAACGGCGAAAAAGTTTTACAGTCCTATAATACTTTTGTTTGCCGTATCACGGCGGCGGGGCGGTTCGTTCGTATGTGGGGCGGTTATTCTGTTACTACAATGCGCCATGTGAATAGCTTTCTTTCATTCTATGATATGAACGGCGGCGGGAAAGCATGGTGGGATATGCAGCCGGTAGAAACGGAAAAGCCGAAAGCGGCGGATATGACCCCCGCCGAAAGTTTAAAAGCCATGTATAACCGCCGTGCAGCTAACAGCGTGAATTATTGAAAGGGGTGTATCACATGAAATTCAAGACAACGCAAAAGGCAGTAAAGGCCGGTTATTCCACAATTATTTGCGTTTCCTATTGTAGTTTACAGTATCTTTTGAATTATGAAAGCCCGGTTGCCTATACACAACGCCGGGAAGGGTGGGCGGCTGATATTTACGATATGGGCGGCGGGGTTGCCATTGTAACAGGGTATGCCCCTTTCGGAAATATCCGCCCCACTTATGAACAGGTAAAAGCCGTGGAAGAACAGGCCGAAAAAATCCGCTATGATTATAGCCTTTCCTATGAACAACAGCGGAAAAGCCTGAAAAGCCTTGCAAGGAATTTTATAAAGGGGGTTTGCAATCATGAATAAACGGGAATATTGCGAAAGCCGGGAAAGTATCGCCTATTATAGCGGCTTGAATGGCCTTGAAATCAAAGGCGTTGAATACGGCGTTAACGATTATGTTTATTGTGTTTCCGGGGCGTGGGGCGGCGGTAAAGCGTTCCACCGGTGCAAGATACAGTATACCCGGAAAGGGGAGGCGTTTTTCCGGGTGCATGGGTATAAAATTCCACTTGATGAATGTATTAGAATGGGGGTTTAATTATGAATTACATTTTCAAAACAACGGCAACAATGAAAGAATACAACAATAAAAAGTGGTACATTGACGGCGGCATTGTTTCGGATATGCGCATAGATGCGGATAGCGTGGAAAATGCGCTTGAAATTTACCGGGAACGGGTGAAAGAAAAGCACTATATCAACATTTCCAAAAATGCTATGAAAAACAAGTCAGAAATGTTCGTTAATCTGCCGGACGGCGAAACAAAACAAGTCGGCTATGTTATCACGGGCAAAACAGAATTTGACAGGGGCGATTATACCGGATACAGCACACAGTATATTGATTTGTGGGTAACAATTCTAACCGTTGTTGATACGGTATTTTAACGGGGGTGTAAAGTATGATATACGCAAGGAAAAAGCACGGCGGCACAAGCTGCTATCTTGTATCCCCGGATACGGTGCAAGAGTTTATACGCTATGAAACATGGGCGCAAGGGGTTGCAAATTGCTTTTGTAATATCACGGTAAAGCCCTATAAAGGCCGGAAATATAATCCCGCTTTTGTTTGGGTGTGCGTTGGTTGAAAGGCGGTAAAAGCGTGTATTTAATTCTTTTGTTGCTTTTGCTGCCGGTTCAAATCCTGATTGAAATATTGAAATTGAATAAATGAACGCCGCCCCGGTGCTATTCCGGGGCGGTTGTTTTTATGCTTTACCTGTAAAAGCGTTTTAAGGGCGTTCTGCTGGCTTTTGTTGTTGGGTAGTATGTTGAGATACTACCGCCGATATAAAACGCCGTGTAGGGCGTTCTAATAGGGTTTGCGGCGGTATTATGGTGTAGGGTGTTAGGGCGGTGCAGAGCTGCCCTGTTTTTTGCGCTTTTCCGGCCTGATCCGGGCGGCGTGAATGGGTGACGGGGGCGGGGGATATACCAGCGGCAGCGAGGGCGGGGTAAGCTGAAAAATACCCGTAAAAAATAAAAAGGTCAATTTCAAGAAAACGCTTGACAATAAAACGCTTGATATGTATAATAAAGCCGAGGTGATAAACATGAGAGGTCGAGAAATCCTGAAAGAGATCATGGCTTCCAAGTCTCTTTCCAATGCTGAACTCGCAAAAAGGCTCAATGTCTCTAACGCTACCATTTGGGAACGTCTGAACAACAAAAATGTCAAGGACATTCCCGTGTCCCTGCTGACCACTATGCTTAGAGCGATGGATTACAAGGTCATCGTTGTTCCTGCCAATACCCGTCTGCCGGACGGTGGATACGAGGTGGAGTGAACCATGAAATACTTCCTTGGTCGTGTGTCCAGTAAGGAACAGAACCTTGCTCGGCAACTCAAGGTCGCCCGTGAGAAGTTCGATATTCCTGACGAGAATGTGTACTGCGACAAGATCACGGGAAGCAGCTTCGACCGTCCTCAGTACAATGCTTTGAAGGCCATTGTGCGGGAAGGTGATGAAGTCATCGTCAAGGAGTTCGACCGCTTTGGGCGCAACAAGGACGAAATGAAGCGAGAGCTGGAATGGTTCAAGCAGAAGGGCGTGATCGTCCGTATCCTCGACATTCCGACCACGCTGATTGACTTCAAAGACCAGACGTGGGTGCTGGAAATGGTCAACAACATTCTGATTGAAGTCCTTGGCGCTGTTGCCGAGCAGGAGCGTAAGAAGACCAAGCAGCGGCAGGCTGAGGGTATCGCCGCCATGCCGATTGTCGATGGCAAGCGGGTGTCGGTGAAGACCGGCAGAGGGTTCGGCAGACCCGCTTCCGAGATTGATGACGAGCAGTTTGAAAAACTCGCTCAAAAACAAAAAGACGGTCTTATTACCGTAGCGGACTGTTGTCGAGAACTCGGCATTAGTCGGTCTACATGGTATGATCGAGTAAGAAAGGTTGGTTGAAATGCAAATAATTTCTAACATTTGTTCCTTTATAGCCACCCTCGAATTGATAGCCGCCCCCGTTCTCTTGGTGATTTGGATTATCCGAAAGATTAGAAAGAAGCCGAAATGGAAGTGGTTCAAGTGGTTTTGGATTTCCTTTGCGGCGGTTATTACAGTCGGTGTACTTACCTCCCCAGCCACATGGTGCAAGCATGAGAATAGGCTCGTTGAGACGAAAGAAGCAAGTTGTACAGAGGATGGATATACAAAATATCATTGTGACTTGTGTGGCCGGGATACGACTGAGACGATTAAACGATTAGGACACGATATGCGGGAGGTTAGCCGGATTAAACCTACCTCCGAGAGTGATGGTGAATTTGTAACAAGGTGCAGCCGGTGCGGTTACGAGGAAACCGAAGTTCTCAAAAAATTAAACGAACCCTCCAAAGAAACAACGTCCAATGATAATCAAGAAAATAGCGAGAAGTCCGAAACTGTCCCTAAACAGGAAACTGAGAAGGAAGAAGATACGGTAGGAACTGCTACTTTCGAGGAAATCTATAAGGCATATAAGGAAAACGAACTGGTTGCCGATGACCTGTATAAAAACAATCGCTATCGAGTGACTGCTAAAATTGATGGCATGACCAATGATGGATTGTTTAATCTGACAGGCGGAGCCACCTTGACCTTGGAGAAGACGGTAGGAAATACAATCGTTATTTTCTACGCCGAGTTCGAGAAAGAGCAAGAAGAAAATCTTAAAACAGTCAAGGTCGGAGATACCATTACCTTTGTTGGTGAATGTTTGAGTGCTGGTAGCTGGATTGACTGTGAATTGGTGGTGGAGTGATATGTATATCGTTTTGTTAATACTTCTCCTGCCGATTTTTGTACTGGCGGAGTTGTTGAAGTTAAATAAATAAGGCTTCTGCAAGGGCGGGAGTGACAGCCATGACGGGCTATCTGTGTAGAAATACACGGGTAGCTCGTTTTTTATTGGAAAGGAAATGCACATGAATTATGAAAAACTCTCCGGCTCTATTCGAGCCGTGATCGACCGCCGACCGGGAGATAACGGGGCGTACAGCGACCTCTTTTCTTTGTGCCGGGAGTGGGAAACCGAGGATTTCTCGGCGGCACATAAGATGAACAAGAAGTTGTTGGCACTCTCCGCAGATCAGGTAGTCCGTGGCGGCGGGGCGAAGTTCTATGAACAGTGGCGGCGGTGTCTTCTCTTTGAAGCGCCCCATGATTTTGACTCCTTCATGACTTATATCGAACTCGACCGCAAGCCGGAAAAGCGGTTCTATGCTCCCCGCAAGCACTATCTCAGGCCGATGGTACAGGGGTTTCAAGATGTTCTGGACGGGAAGCTGCGTCTTTTGACGATCTCCATGCCGAAACGAGCGGGAAAGTCTCAAACGGGTATCAATTTTGTGAATATGATCTCTGGCAAGTTCCCTGACCGCTCGACTCTGATGGAAGGGACAGGCGATGACCTTGTAAAGAGCTTCTACAATGGCTGTCTGGAATACCTGACAGTTCCCAACGAGTACCTGTTCTACGATGTGTTCCCGGACGCACGGCTGGTACAGACCAATGCCGACACGAAGACGGCGAACCTGAAAAGCAAGTCCCGTTTCCCCACCATCATGTGTCGTTCCATTGACGCTCGACAGGTGGGCTTGTCCGAAGCCACCAATGTCCTCTACCTCGATGACTGTGTGGAGGGTCGTGAGGAGGCAAAGAACCGCCAGCGGCTTGATGACAAGTGGGAAGTGATCTCCGGCGATATTATGGGTCGTGCCATTGAAGGTACGCCGATGGTTTTCACCGGCACTCGCTATTCCCTGTATGACCCCATCGGTCGTGTGCAGGAACACGCACAGCGGGAGGGCTGGGCTTGGAGAGCGATTGAGATACCCGCCCTCGATCTCGTGACGGACGAGAGCAATTATGAATACGAGCGGGAGGGCAAGAAGGTCTTTACTACCGCCTACTTCCGGGAGCAGCGGGAGCTTCTGAGCGCAGAGCAGTTTGAGAGTGAGTTCCAGCAACAGCCCTTTGAAGCGAAGGGTCTGCTGTTCGGCAAGGACGAGCTGAACTACTTCTTTGAGCTGCCGAAAGACCGTGACCCGGACACCATCATCGCCGTTGGCGATACGGCGGAAAGCGGCTCTGACTCGACCTCTATGCCGGTGGCGATGATATACGGCAATGCTGTGTATATCGTTGATGTGGTCTTTGATGACTCTCCCGCTGAGGTAACGAAGCCGGAATGTGCCAAGTGCCTGATCGAGAACAAGGCGGCTTCCGCTGTCTTTGAGTCCAACAATGCTGGTCAATATTATGCCAGAGATGTTGACCAGATCATTCGGGAGCGTGGGTACTCTGTTGGTATCCGCACGAAGCGCACGATATCCAACAAGCAGACCCGTATCGAGTTCGCTTCCGACAATATCAAGAAGAACTTTTACTTCAAGCACCCCTCCACCTACAAGCGGGGCAGTCAGTATTGGAAATTCATGAAGGAATTGACCACTTACACCCGCTCCGGTAAGGTTCCGCACGATGACGCTCCTGACTCCCTCGCCCTATTGGAGAACGAAATCCGTATGCTGTCCGGGAACAAGGTAGAGGTCTTCAAGCGTCCCTATTGAAAGGTTGGTTTTGACAAATACTGTGGCGAATGGTATGATGAAAGGTTAGTATTGACAACCATTGGAGAGTTTGGTACAATGATAAGAGAGATAATAGGTAGATGGAAGGAGGTGCTGTAAGTGGGTGTGAGGGCGTTGTTTGGTCGCCGCGTGATCTATACCGATGTTGCCGAAATCAATGCCGGGAACATCATTGATGTTCTGCAAAAGGCTTTGCTCGTCCATCTGCAAAACAGCGCCGACATTGACTATCTCTATCGGTACTATCGTGGAGATCAGCCCGTTCTTTACCGGGAGAAGGAAGTACGGCCTGAAATCTGTAACAAGGTCGTTGAAAACCGAGCCAATGAGATCGTGTCCTTCAAGGTCGGCTATCTGATGGGCGAACCCGTTCAGTATGTGAGCCGAAGCGATGACGAGAGCATTTCCGCTGAGGTCAGCCGCTTGAACGATTATGTTCTCAGCGAGGATAAGCCAGCCAAGGACAAGGAACTGGCGGACTGGTCGCACATTGGTGGCACTTCCTATCGCATGGTGCTTCCTGATGGGGAAGCCGATGTGGAGGAAGATGAAGCTCCCTTTGAGATTTTCACCCTTGACCCCCGCTTCGCTTTTGTGGTCTACTCAACCGCCCTCGGCAACCCTGCCATGATGGGCGTGAAGTATGTGAAGGACGAGAACGGAAACCTGATTTTCAGTTGCTACACCCGTGACCACTACTACGAGGTGGAGAATACTTGGGCTATCGTTCGGAGCGAACCTCAGATTTTGGGTATTCCTATCATCGAGTACCCGGCAAATAAGGCTCGGCTGGGTGCTTTTGAGATCGTCCTCCCCCTGCTGGACGCTATCAATACCGTGGAGAGCAACCGCCTTGACGGTGTGGAGCAGTTCGTACAGGCGCTCATGCTGTTTCACAATGTGGACATTTCCAGCGATGATTTCCACCAGCTTCGTGACGAGGGTGCAATCAAGTACAAGGACATTGACCCGCAGTTCAAGGCTGAGATCGAGTATCTGACCTCGGAAATGAACCAGACACAGACACAGACCCTCGTGGACAGTATGTATAACACCGTCCTGACGATTTGTGGTATGCCGAACCGCAACGGTGGTTCTTCCACCAGCGATACCGGCTCTGCGGTCATCATGCGTGATGGTTGGTCTGCTGCCGAAGCGAGAGCAAAGGACTCCGAGCTGATGTTCAAGCAGTCCGAAAAGGATTTCTTGAAGTTGGCTTTGCGTATTTGCCGTGACCTGAGTGACCTGACACTGAAACTCAGCGGTCTGGAAATCCGTTTTACCCGCAGAAATTACGAGAATATTACGGAAAAGGCAAATGTGCTGACTGCCATGCTTGCCAATCCGAAGATTGCCCCGGTTCTGGCCTTTACTCATTGTGGCCTGTTCTCTGACCCGCAGCTTGCGTACCGTATAAGTATGGATTACGCTGAGGAACAGGCGAAAAAGGCCGCTGAACTCGCAACCAAACAGAAGGAGGTTAATCCTGATGGAAAAAGAAATCCGCCTGACCCCGGAAGTGGTCAGGAAGATTGAGGAAATCTTGACTACGGGAAAGACCGTTGAGATTGCCGAGCGGCACGAGAAAGTGGTTGTTTGGGCGGTCAGCAGCAAAAAGAAATACGAACAGCCTATCGCATAGGTGATAGGAACAGCCATTACGGGCTACTGATACCGAAAAGGTATTGGTAGCCCTTTTGTTTTTCCTTCCAATGCCCTCGGAGTCTGCGGACAGTCCGTGAAAGCTCACCCTCTGCGGAGATATGAGAAAGGCGAAGACAATGATTTGACCGCCGCAAGGCGTTGAATGGTCAGGGAAGACCTTAATCGCAAACGGGAGACAACCCGTAAAAACGGAAAATAGTGCTGAGTGAACAGCCTTGTTAAACGCAGGAGGTAATCATTATGGCAAAGATCGACACCAGCAAAATTACGGGCTATGCGGAAATGTCTGCGGAAGACAAGCTGAAAGCTCTGGAAGCGTTCGAGTACGAGGACAACGCCGCCGAGCTGGAAAAGCAGAAAGCCGCTGTTTCCAAGGCCAACTCCGAAGCCGCTGAGTGGAAGCGCAAGCACAACGCTCTGTTGGGTGAGGACGAGAAGAAGAAGCAGGAGCAGGAGGAAAAGTTCGCCAACATGGAGAAGGAGCTTTCTGAGCTGCGGGAAGCCAAGCGTGTTTCCGAGTTTAAGGCCAAGTTCATCGCTCAGGGCTATGACGAGGCTCTTGCTGAGGATACCGCAAAGGCGATGGCTGATGGTGACTCTGCCAAGGTGTTTGCCAACCAGCAGAAGTTCCTTGACGAGTATGCAAAACAGGTCAAGGCTGACGCTCTGAAAAAGACCCCCAAGCCCACTCCCGGTGCCGGTGGCGGTACTGGCGAGATGGATTACGCCAAGAAAATCGAGGAAGCACGGACAAACGGTGATTTTGCCGCCGTTGCTTACTACACCCGCCTGCAAGCCGAAGCGGAAGCGCAGGCGAAAAACGAGTAAAGGAGAGTTTTTACTATGGCAAATCAGTTTGCTATGAGTTTCGGGGTACTCAATTACTCCGGTATGCTCTTTAACAAGGGCAACACCCGCACCCCTCTGAGTTCTATCATCGGCGGTCGTGCCAAGACCACGAACCATGTTGAGTTCGTGACCGGTCAGGAGTTCACCTCTGGCGGCGGCGCTCAGCCTGTTATCAGCGAGAGTGCTTCTCTGACCGCCCCTGACGCTACCGTTGTGACCCGTGCGCAGAAGACCAATGTGACTCAGATCTTTCAGGAGTCTGTCGGCATTTCCTACGGGAAGATGTCTAACATGGGTACTCTGAGCGGTATCAATGTGGCGGGTCAGCAGGCCAACCCCATGAACGAGCTGGACTTTCAGGTTGCCGCCAAGATGATGAAGGTCAATGCCGACATTGAGTACACCTTCATTAACGGTGTCTACAACAAGGCCACCGATGACACCAAGATCAACAAGACCCGTGGTCTGGTTCCCGCAATCACCTCCAACACTACGGCGATGGCTTCCAAGCCCCTCGGCCTGTGGGATATTGCCGACATGGTGAAGAAGATTTACGGCGCTCACGCTCCCACCGATGGCCTGTGCCTGTGGTGTGACGCTGTGACCATGTTCCAGATCAACGCTGACGCTGTTCAGAACGGTCTGACCGTGGTTCCCGCCGCCCGTAACATCAACGGTATCGCCCTGTCCAGCGTGGTCACGCCCATCGGCGTTGTCTACCTGTATCTTGGCGAGTACCTGCCTGCCGGTACTGCCCTGCTGCTGAACCTGAGCGTTCTGGCTCCCGTTTATCAGCCCGTCCCCGGCAAGGGCAACTTCTTCCTTGAGCCGCTGGCAAAGGTCGGCGCTGGTGAGAAGTATCAGCTCTTTGGTCAGATCGGCCTTGACCACGGCCCTGAGTGGTTCCACGGTAAGTTTACCGGTATCTCTACCGAGTTTACCGCTCCCACTTACAGCCGCAGCGTCTTCATTGCCAATGACGCAAACAACCCCGTGAACACTAAGGCCGTTGCTGGCGGCTAAGAGTGGCGCAGGAGTAAAACAGAGATTTTAGAAAGGAAAGGTGGAAAGCATGACGGACGCTGAGAAGTTGAAAATGGTGAAAGCCATGACCGGCGAGACAGACGAGGACACGCTTTCCACCTACCTTTCTATCGCCGGAAGCAAGGTGTGTCGCAAGGCATATCCCTTTGACCCCACCGTGACCGCTGTTCCTGACCAGTACGCTCACATTCAGGTAGAGGTTGCCGTGTATCTGCTGAACAAGCGGGGAGCCGAAGGGCAGACCGCTCACAGCGAGAACGGTATCTCCCGCTCCTATGAAGACGGCGATGTGCCGCCTACGCTGCTGAGGGACATTGTTCCCTTTGCCGCTGTAATGGGAGGTTGAGTGCATGAGAACACTGAACCGCAACAAATCGCCTTTCTGGTATCTGCTATATGACCACAAGGGGCCTGCAAAGGACGAGTACGGCAATGAAACCGGCGAGGAACTGGTGGTTTACAAGCCTGCCGTGGCGATGAACGCCAATATCTCGGCGGCGACCGGTTCCGCTCAGGTGGAGCAGTTCGGTAATTTCGCCGGGTACGACAAGGTGATCGTCACCGATGACCTGAGCTGCCCCATTGACGAGAATACCGTGCTGTTCATTGACAAGGAACCGCAGTATGACGAGGACGGGAAACCGCTCTACGATTACATGGTCAAGCGGGTCGCCAAGTCCCTCAATTCCATTTCCTATGCGGTCAGTAAGGTGACGGTATCGTGAGTCAGACGATCCATGCTCCGCTCTCCGGGAGAGGAATTGAGCGGCTTATACGGGAAACCGAGAACTGGAAGAACCGGCTTCAAGAGCGGACTACGGTCTTTCTCGACCGGGTGGCGCAGGAGGGCTTAGAGATCGCTTCCGCCAAGTTCGGGCGGGCTGTTTATGATGGCACGAACGATGTTTCCGTGACGGTGGAACCCCGTGGGAACAACGTCCGAGCGGTGGTGGCGACAGGCGGAGCTACCTTGTTCATTGAGTTCGGTACAGGCGTGACCTACCCGGACGATCACCCGGAAGCCGGAGAACTCGGTATGAAACGTGGCGAATACGGTCAGGGTCACGGCAAACAGCACTCTTGGGGTTATTACGGCGACCCCGGCACGAACGGAGTGCTGAAAGAAAAGAAGAACGGCGGGTTCGTGGTCATCACCCACGGCAACCCTGCCAATATGCCGATGTATGAAACGGTAAAGGAGCTGCAAGACCGGCTCACGGAGATTGCGAAGGAGGTGTTTTCATGATCGATGTGGAGAGTCAAATCTACACGCCGATTGCGGAAGCCCTGAGAGCGCAGTTTCCCGGTATCTTGGTCAGCGGCGAATATGTCAATGCCCCTACCCGTTTCCCCTATGTGAGTTTGGTGGAGCAGGATAACTACACCACGGAAGCTCACATGGACAGCGGCGATACGGAGAGGTTCGCCACGCTGATGTACGAGGTGAATGTCTACTCCGATAAGGCAGGCGGTAAGAAATCCGTTTGCCGAAAAATCATGAGGTTTGTGGACGATCTCATGTACGCCAAGAATTTCCGGCGTACTTCTCTGTCCCCGGTTCCCAATTTGGAGAACGCAACAATCTACCGTCTGGTTGCTCGATACAAGGCAGAAACGGACGGAACCACTCTTTATAGGAGGTAAATGAAATGGCTATTTCCACCTACAAGGTTTTTCTGATGAAGAAGGCCGACACTGGTGAACAGTGGAGCAAGCTGATCGATATTAAGGAGTTCCCTGACCTCGGCGGCGAACCCGAAATGCTGGAAACCACCACCCTGAGCGACAATATGCAGACCTACATCGCCGGTATCCAGTCCCTCGATGGTTTGTCCTTCACCGCCAACTACACGCTGGCTGATTTCCAGACCCTCAAGGCTTTGGAAGGCAAGAAGGCCAGCTATGCGGTCTGGTTTGGCGGCACGGAGAGCGCCGGTGTGGTCACTCCCGATGGCTCTAACGGTAAGTTCTCCTTTGACGGTGAGCTGTCCGTGTATCCCGTGGGCGGCGGCGTGAACGAAGTGGTGAACATGAACATCACCATCGCTCCTTCCACTCCCATCACTTTCTCCGCAACCTAAGACACCAACAATCGCCGCATAGATAAGGAGGATTTATCATGGCAAAGCAGTTGACTATCAATGACCCTACTACCGGCGTGACTTACACACTGGAATATACTCGCAAGACCGTTGAGATGATGGAAAAGAGCGGCTTCGTGGCTGACGATGTGGAGCGCAAGCCTATGACCTTGCTCCCGGCTCTGTTTGCTGGTGCGTTCCTCGCTCATCATCGCTTCGTGAAGCGTGATGTGATCGACAGCATTTACGCTCGTATGAATCACAAGGACGAGCTGATTGCCGCTCTGGTGGAGATGTACAACGAACCTCTCCTGAGTCTGTTGGATGAGCCTGAGCAGACCGAGGGCGGCGAGGGAAACCTCAACTGGAAGACTGGCTGGTAAGCGACCAATCTTCCAGACAAGAAAGGGGCGGTGGCGACAATCGCCCCACCCCCTTTTTTGCTTACACGCCAAAGTTTTATGAGGTTTTCCCGTATTATCTCTCCATTGGCATGACCTACGAGCAGTTTTGGGAACAGGACTGCGAATTGGTGAAGTATTACCGAAAGGCGGCGCAGATCAGGCAAGACCTGAGAAATCAAGACGCTTGGCTTCAAGGGGCTTATTTTTACGAAGCTCTTATTGATGCTGCCCCGGTTCTTCGTGCTTTCGCCAAGAAGGGAACCAAGCCTATACCGTATCGTGAAAGCCCCTATGAACTGTTTAGTCGGCAGGACAAGAAACAGCAGAAGCGGCTTCAAGAAAAACACGATGACAAAGCCAAGGCATACATGGAAGCCTTTATGGTATCGGTCAATAAGAAATTTCAAGAGAAAGGTGGTGGCGTAAGTGGCTGACAATGTGGAAATTCAGGGGTTGGAGTTTCAGATCGTCAATGACAGTACGCAGGCGGTCGCAGGGCTTCAAAACCTGATTAACACGCTCAATCGTTTGAAAACCGCTACCAACGGCGGCGCAACGGGTCTGAGCAAGACCGCTCAGGGTATTCGGGAGCTATCCAATTCTCTGAAAGGCTTGAACAGCGGTGATGCTTCGCAGAAGATCACTCGGCTTACTAATGCGCTGACCGCTCTGAGTCGGGTTGGAAATGTGAAGATTTCTTCTTCCATCGCCAACCAGCTTACGGCAATCAACACCGCTCTCGCTGGCCTGAAATGGACGGACGGTGACAAGCTGACTTCTCTTGCCAACGGTTTACGCCCTCTCTCCGAGTTGGGTAAGGCCAACATGACCACCTTTATCAATCAGCTCTCCAAGTTGCCGAAGGTGATCGAGGATTTGGAAACGGCGGATATTGACAAGTTCACACAGCAGATGAATGACCTTGCCGTCGCCATGAAGCCTTTTGCAGACGAAATGCAGAAGGTTTCCGCTGGCTTTTCGTCTTTCCCGTCCCGTATCCAGAGAGTTATCACATCATCCGCCCAGTACAATAACGCCATGCAAAATGCCAGAACGCAAACCAATGGGCTTGGACTGGCGATTAAGGGGCTGAAATTCAGCGCGATTGCCTATGTGTTCCGAAAGGTGGCAAGCTTTTTGGGTTATGCCATCACAAAGGCGGGCGAATATCAGGAGGATTTGAACCTGTTCACCGTGTCGATGAGCGAATATGCGAAAGAAGCCTATCGGTATGCGCAACAGGTTTCTGAGGTGATGGGCATTGATCCGGCGGAGTGGATGCGGAATCAGGGCGTGTTCAACACCATTATTTCCGGCTTTGGTGTGGTGGGGGATAAGGCGGCGTTTATGTCCAAAAACCTAACGCAGTTAGGCTATGATATCGCGTCGTTCTACAACATCAGTTTCTCGGATGCCATGCAGAAGGTGCAGTCCGGTATCGCGGGTGAGCTGGAACCTCTGCGGCGATTAGGCTACGACCTGTCTGTAGCGAGATTGCAGCAGGAAGCGCTGAATCTGGGCATCACAAAAAGTGTTTCTGCCATGACACAGGCAGAGAAAGCGCAGCTGCGCTACTACGCCATGATGACGCAGGTGACGCAGGTGCAGGGCGATATGGCCCGAACACTGGAAAACCCCACCAATATGCTGCGCGTACTCAAGGCGCAATTGGAACAGGTGGCGAGAGCCATCGGCAACCTGTTTATTCCAATTTTGACAAAGGTACTCCCCGTGCTGATTGCATTCGCCAAAGCACTGCGTGAGATCATCGCGGCTATCGCGGCACTGTTCGGCGTGACGTTGAAGGAGCCGGAATGGGAAAACGGGTTTTCCAATGCGGCAATGGGTTCCGGGGACATTGCGGACAACCTGAGTGACGCCACAAATTCCGCGAAAGAATTAAAGCGATATCTGGCTGGCTTTGACGAGTTGAACGTCTTACCGGATCAAACGAAAAGCACATCGGGCGGCAGTCTTGGTGGCATTGGCGGCGGAGACTTAGGCATTGACCTGCCGGGATATGACTTTCTTGCAAACGCCGTCAGCAAAAATATCGACAGGTGGCAAAAAAAGCTTGAGCCGTTTGTGAACTTCGTAAAAGAAAACCTCAAGCAAATTTTAATCACGGTGGTAGCTATCGGGGCTACATTTATGGGGTGGAAGATCGGCGCAAGCGTACTCAACTTTATGGATTGGCTCAAAGGATTGCAGAAAAATGGCGTAATTAAGTCTATACCCGCGACCTTAAAAACGCTGGGCGGCATTGCCGTTACGGTGGCCGGTGCAGTCATGATGATCGGAAATGCGTTTGACGCATGGGCCAATGGCGTTAATAAGCAGAATCTAAAAGGGATGTTGACGGGTATTACAGCCGCAGTTGCAGGGCTTGCCCTTGCGGCGGGGCCTACTGGCGCGGCTATTGGCGCTCTTGTGGGCGGAGTTGCGCTGTTGGTCGTGGGCATCAAGGACTGGATTACAACCGGGGAGCTGGGTGCAAGCACATTCTGGATGCTGGAAGCTGGTATTGTCGCTGTCGGCGCGGGACTTGCGCTTTTGACGGGCAACTGGATTCCGCTTGCTGTAGCCGCTGTGGCTGGTATCGGGCTTGCCATCTATAACTACTGGGACGAAATCAAGGCGTTCTTTGCGGGAATCGCTGGCTGGTTCGATAAAAACGTGGTTCAGCCCGTGGTAGACGTATTCGCGCCTATTGTGGGGTGGATCAGCGACTTCTTTCGGGGATGTTGGATCATCGTTCAAGCAGTATGGCAGGTAGCGCCTGAGTGGTTCAACGTAAAGATCGTTCAGCCCATTGTGGGGTTCTTCCGTGGTGTTTGGACAAACGTTTCGGCGTTCTTCACGAACCTGTGGGATGACATTGCCACCGAATGGGCGCCTGTTGCGGAGTGGTTTAACACGAACGTGATCCAACCGATCACGAAGTTCTTCTCAGATGCGTGGGGAAACATCAAATACGCTTTTCAAGCGGCTTTTACCGCCATCGGGAATTTTGCGGTGTCCGTCTTTAACGGCGTGATCGGGCGCGTGGAGACGATGGTGAACCGCATTATTGGTGCGATTAACGGCTTGATTTCCGGGTTTAACCGCGTTGTATCGTGGGCGGCCAACATTATCGGCACGAGTTGGAGCGGGTTGAGCCTGATCCCAACGGTGAGACTGCCCCGGCTGGCGGACGGCGGGTTTGTTGACGAGGGACAGTTGTTTATCGCCCGGGAAGCCGGTGCAGAAATGGTCGGCTCTATCGGCAGACGGACGGCTGTTGCCAACAACGACCAAATTGTAGAGGGCATTACCTACGGCGTACGGGAAGCTAACGACGATGTTGTTACTGCGATTTACGCTGTTGCCCAGCAGATTATCGGCGCAATGCGAGAACAAAACGGCGGGAACGGAAGCTTTGACCTCGGGGCGTATATCGCACGGCAGCAGCGTGAAACCGCCAGAATGAACGGATAAGGGAGGAACGCTCATGAAAATGACGTTACGCATTAACGGCGTGGACTTTAACCCGTTTATTGCAAAGCAGGGCGTAAAGTGGCAGAGAGGGGACATAGATGCCCCCAATTCTGGGCGAACAATGGATGGTCAGATGCAGCGCGGAAGGGTGGCGACCAAAATCAGATTGGACGTTACGTGCCGACCGCTGACGGCGACAGAAGCCAAGCTGGTGCTGAATACGATTTTCCCGGAATACGTCACCGTGGATTATTACGACCCGATGTTTGGATACCGCAGCGGCGTAACCATGTATAGCAACAACAATCCTGCCAGTTTCTTGCTGACGAAACCGGACGATGACTGGTGGGGTGGGATCACATTTCCGCTGATCGAGAGGTAACGATATGCAGAATGTATCAAATATCTATCGTCAGTTAATGGAAAAGCCGCATTGGGCGGAAGTTTCTGTTGCTGTTGGTGAGCATTCAAGACTTATCACAAAGCAGGGCGAGTGCATTACATTCGGCGGTGTGTCGATCTTGACGGGGACTACTGGCGGAGATGGTGGATATCGAGAAGGAATGCTGAAAAACGTTAAGACTTCACATTCGGTTTTCCCCGGCGATACACCCGGCGTTGGGAATTGTGTTGCTGGTAAAATTTCAGTTGAAATGCGGGTTCCGCTCGGTGAAATTCCAAAACGGGCGCGAATCGTGCCTTTTGTCAGGCTGACAGACGGAACGCTTACCTCGGAGTGGCTGCAAAAGGGCGTATACTATTTAGATAAACGCGAGACGTTGAACCCAGACAGCGTTTTCCCAACGCTGCTGCTGACAGGCTATGACGCCATGCTGATGGCAGAAAAGGACTATCCGCCGGATACATCGCTTGCGTGGCCGTCAACGGACGAACAAGTGGTTCGAGAGATTGCCGATTATCTGGGGTTTGGTATTGATGCGCGAACATGGGATGTGCTGAATAAAAAATATACGATACCGTATCCTTCCGGCTATTCTTGCCGGGAGGTGCTGGGGTATATTGCGGCAATGTATGGAGCCAACTGGCTCATGACGGATTCGGGAGAACTGAGACTGCTGGCGTTAAACGGTATTCCGCCTGAAACGCGGTATCTGGTAACAAAAACCGGATACGCAATTACCTTCGGAGGGGTGAGGATTCTTGTCTGAACTTGCAAACTTCAAAGTCGGTCGTGTGGCCAGCAGCATTGAGTCCTCGCCTGTGCTGACCGGAATTTCTGCGGTAACAGTATATACGGATGAGGACGGCGAGGGTGTAAAAATCGGGTCAGATTCCGGTAGAAATATTGATGTGACCAGTCCGTGGATCACAAGAAAAATTGGAGAAGACATCTTAAAACGGCTGAAAGGGTTTCAATACCAACCTTATACCGCGCAAGATGCGCTACTCGACCCATCGGCGGAAATCGGAGATGCGATTACGCTGGATAAAATATACAGTGGAATCTATTCGACAGAAATCAATTTTAATTCGCTTATGCGGTGTACTGCTTCCGCCCCAGCAGATGAAGACCTGAATGAAGAAGCCCCGTACAAATCGCCTGCAACGCGGCGTGTGGCAAGAAAGTTTAAGGATGTATCCTCGCAGCTGCTGATTATGGCCGATCAGATTTCGGCAGAGGTCAAAGCGCGGGAGAGCGATACCAAATCTCTTACGGCGGCACTGAACATTCAGGCCGGAGAAATCAGTGCCAAGGTAGACCGCAAGGGCGGAGATAATGCGAGTTTCGGATGGAGCCTGACAGCGGACGGATGGACGCTGACCAGCAACGGCGGTACGGTGCTGAAAGCCGATAAAAGCGGGCTGAGTGTTACGGGCAAAATCACCGCCACCAGCGGCGTTATTGGTGGCTTGACGATCAAGGACGGATATCTGAGTACCAACGGCCAGACATGGGGCGGCACGAATACCAACGGCATTTATTTTGGCCCAAACGGTATCCAGCTTGGCAAGTATTTCACGGTTGACAGAAGCGGCAATCTGACCGCCTACAGCGGCAAATTTTTGGGAACGGTGCAGGCTGGGAGCATCGACTACGGCGGCAGCGCTGGGTATTTTGACGGAGCGGGACTTGCAAGCTTTTCTGTTGGCGGCGGTCAGATTGGAACAGATGCCATTGTGAACAGGCATATCACGTCCGGGTCAGTCTACCCAAGCACATGTAATAGCACAATCAACGGTTACTTTGCGGATGTGATCTATGCAAATAAGGTCGTAACCGGGCAAGTTCAATCCGAAAAGCTGTGGGCGAACAGGATGTACGCCGCTATCGCAGAAATATCCTCGCTAACTGTTGCGGGAAACAATTTTATCATTAACGGCGACAGTTATAGGCCGATGAAGAAAGATGCGGCAACTTATGTGATTGGGAGGGCGTAGAGCTATGCCAAAATTCAAAATTGCCAATGGCACTGCGTATGACTGCCCATTTTGTGGTTTGGCGTCTGTTGGCATATTGTACGTGGATATTCTGGGTGTGACTCTGATAGACGCTTTGACTGCGTTCAGCGCGTCCGCCAACACTCGGCACATGGAATACATTGCGGGCGGCGAAACGGCAGTCTATGACGGATACACGAAGGTTATCGGCGTTGAATACGCCTACAACGATTCCAGCGCCGTGCGTGTAGCGCTGCGGCGACCGTATGAGGGGGAGAAATAATGCACATGAAGGAAACCTTATCTGCCATCATCACCACACTGAACGGTGTGGAGGTGCGGGGTAAAAGTAACCTTGACCGGCTGTTGGCGTGTATCAATGCGCTGGAAGCGCTGACGGCGGCGATGAATACTGAAAACAAGGAGGACGCTGACAATGGCTGATAAAGCGATATCCGAGCTGGTAGCAGCGGAGCAGATCAAGTCAACAGATATGTTCGTTTTGGAGCAGGACGGCACGGCAAAGCGCCTGCAAGGGCAGACGCTATTAAACTGGCTGACGGCGGCGGCTGACGGTCACGGCGGTATTTCCAATATTGCCAAAACTGGTGCGGATGGGCTTGTGGACACCTACACCATTACGCTGGCCGACACCACCACGAAAACCTTTACCGTGACAAACGGCAACGGCCTGACAGCGTTTGAAAAGCTGTCTACGGTGGGGCTGGTGGATACGTACCGCTTCACCCGGTCGGACGGCACATACTTTACGTTCGCGGTGGCCAACGGCGCAAAGGGTGATACCGGCGAGGCAAGTCACGTCTGGATCAAATACGCCAGCCAGCAGCCCACGGCGTCCAGTCACAGTATGGGCGACCTGCCGGATGCGTGGATGGGCGTGTATTCCGGCACGGCGGCAGAAGCCCCTGATGACTGGCAGCAATACACGTGGTATCAAATCAAGGGAGAAAAGGGCGACCCCGGAGCCTCCGCCACTGTGACGGGTACAACGGTGGAGTACATGGTATCTGATTCCGGGACGATTGTCCCCAGCGGTAGTTGGAGCACGACAATCCCCACCGTACCGCAGGGCAAATATTTGTGGACGAAAGTCACCACCACGTTCAACACCGGAAGTCCCGCCGTCAGCTACTCCGTGACGCGAATGGGCATCGACGGTGGGGAGGTGTTCTACATCGACCTTGAGGGCGACTACCCCAATTATACCTGCCCGGTGGCGCTGGCCGACATCAATGCGGCGTATGAGGCGGGGAAGGTGCTGGAATGCCGGTGTAAGATGGGAATGTACACCGCAACGCTGCCGCTATTCATCCCAGTGCCTGAACTTGGCCGATGGATATTCTCCGGCTCCGGCGAACTGGCGGATATGGGCTTTCCGGCACAGGCCCTTACGGTAGCCGTTACCAGTAGAGGTGTGCAGGCCAGCAACGCGAAGCTGGCGACGACGGAGGATAAGCTGCCGAACCCCTACGCGTTGACCATCACCAGCGGTAGCAACAGCGTCACCTACGACGGCAGCGCGCCGAAAAGCATCGATATCCCAGCAGGCCCAAAGGGCGACAAGGGAGATCCCGGTGCAAAGGGCGAGAAAGGCGATCCAGGTCTGCAAGGGCCTGCGGGAGCAGTATACAGCCCCAACCTGCTGCGAAACGGTACGTTTGCAGACGGCTGCATCGTGAACCAGCGGGGGAAGACGAGTTACGCGGGAACCGGCTACGGTGTGGATATGTGGTATACCACCGGCGCTACGCTGTCTGTGGACGTGACGGCGGAGGGCGTCAAGCTGTACAAGAACGCCGCCTCCGCCAACCCCGCATGGGCGCAGGCACTGGAAACGGACGCGGCGGTCGGGCAGACGGTAACGGTCTCGATGCTCTATAAGGGCAACGGAGAGGGCGCCTCTCTGCGCGTAGCACAGTCCGGCGGCATCGTGACGCTTTCCAATGTGTCCGACTGGACGCTGGCGCAAAAGACGTTTGCGCTCGAAAAGTGGAGCGTCGGCACGTTGCAGGATCGCGCCATCGTGGCGATTCAGTGCTTCGAGAACATGGCGGCTAATCAGGGGCTGTACATCAAGGCCATCAAGCTGGAGCTGGGTGAGCAGCAGACGCTGGCGCATCAGGAGAACGGCGCGTGGGTGCTGAACGAGCTGCCGGATTACGGCGGGGAGCTGCTGCGGTGTCAGCGGTACTATCAGGTCTACACAACGGCGGCGGCGCGTCCCGCCAAGGCGCTGGACTGTCGTCCCGTTATGCGGACGGACCCCGCGCAGAGTACGGTAAGCGTGGGCGGTGCGACACTGTACGCCAACAGCGCGGAACTGTAAGGAGCGGCGGGATGGAGATATGGACGCAGGTGGCGGTGCCGCTGATCGTGGCGCTGCTGACAAGCAGCGGTTTGTGGGCGCTGGTATCGAAGCGGGCGGACAAGAACAATGCGGAGCGGAAGATGCTGGTGGGGCTGGCCCACGACCGCATCATTCACCTCGGCATGGTGTACATCGAGCGGGGCTACGTCACGCAGGACGAGTACGAGAATTTGCAGGTGTACCTCTACGAGCCGTATGAAAAGATGGGCGGCAACGGCAGCGCACGGCGCGTCATGGAGGAAGTGCGGAAGCTGCCCATACGGTGAGGCATAAAATGGAACAGGCGCAGACGCGCCGGAAAGGAATTTGTTATGAAGCTGAACAACAAGGTATATGACATCCTCAAGTGGCTGGTCATCATCGTCATGCCCGCCGTGGCTACGCTGTACGCGGCGCTGGCGGCGGTGTGGGCTTGGCCTTACCCCGACGAGGTGGTGACCACCATCACCGCCGTGGACACGTTCCTCGGCGCGGTGCTGTGCATCTCTACGGCGCAGTACCACAAGGAGGCGAAGAACG